CATATCGGTCGTGTAGCCGGCACCGTCCTTCGCCCAGAACAGCATGTCGTTGCCGACGTAGCTGCGGCTGTCCTGAAGGTAGAACTCGTCAGCCGACATTGCCCGCTCCTTCTGTGGTTTGGGTTGCAGGGGCGATAGCCCAGCAGATCATGGTTGCGTAGCTGCTGGACTGGCGGACGACCTTGTCGGCCTTCTCCAGCGCCTTCAGGCGACGCAGAACCCAGGGCGTCGTCAACCCAGGATGCTTGGCGCGCAGCCAGTTCTTGACGACGTAGGTAGGCATGATCGAGCCGCGCCGAATAACCAACAGGTCGGTGATTTCGCCATCGGTGGGCTTACTCACGATGCCGCTCCTTCCGCACCCTCTGGCGCTGCCGATTTGAGGGCGCGGATGGCGGTGCGGCAGGAAATTGCTCCAGAGCGCTCAGCAACATCGAATTCCAGATCGCGTATAACTACGTCGATTGCTTCCTCGACTTCAATCAGAATCTCGGCGCGCTTGTCGGCATGGTCGGCTGGCGCAGCGGTAGGAGCGGCATAAACGTCGTCGCCAAGGTCGAGATAAACGTCGATGGTAGATTCGCCTGCATAGCAGTCGTGGTCAATCACAGTGCCGATAGGCTTGGCGGGCGCGCCTGCTGGCTTGGTGGCGAGAAGGGATTGAACGTCGGCGAGCTTAACGTATTTCAGGCCCGTGCCGAAACGAGGCAGCTTGCTCAGGTCGGCGGTCTGCTTGGTGACGGCATCCGTTTCCAGTTCCTTGATGTACTCGATGACGGAACCGGGCGCGTATTCGTCGGTGTGCAGGTTGCACGCTTCCTGAATGGCGAGCATGTCGCGCAGAAGCATGTCGCTGTCGGCGGTCGGCTTGGTGGCGGCAGATACAGCAGCGCGGGTGTGCGTGTCGATGTGCGCGATAAGCGCCTTCCATGCCGCGTTGAGGTTTTCATCGACTTCCTTCACGTCGCTGGGGTCGAAGCCATCGACAGCCGTTTGGTATGCGATGCGATGCGCGCGCAACAACATATTGAATTCATCCGTTTCGATGCTCGGCAGCTCATCGCCCGATGCGGTAGCAGGAGCTGCGGCGCGCTCGACCTGCTCATTTCCAGCAGCGTTTTCGACACGTTCGCTGGATGTGTTCACAGGTTGAACATGTGCGGTGGTGCGCTCGATGCGGGCGAGTTCGGCGCGGACGTAGCGCACATCGTTTTCGCCTTGCGGATGGTCGCACCACGAAACGTCGGCGTATTCGTCGAAGTGGCCCAGCGGATCGTCGCCGGCATTCAAGTAAATCTCACTCGGCCAGCCGTCGGCCGGGGCATCGCCCGAGGTAGCGGCAGGCTCGTCGAACACCAGCGCTTCGGTAGGGCGGTCGCCGTGGCGCATGCGGCGCGCCGGGCTGATCGTAGCCGGCAGGATCGCGGCGATGTTCTCCGGCGTGCCGGCGGCAACGTACTGCTGCGGCTCGGTGTCGGGGATCGCGGCCAGCACGGCGGCGGTCGCGTTGAAGTCGAGTGCTGCGGCGCCGGCGGCGGCCATCTGGTTCGCCAGTTCGGTGCGCTTCGTGTTGATGTCGTCGATCATGGTCTCTCCCTATTCGTATTTGTTGAATCGCATGTTGTTCATAGCAGCCCAGGCGTGCACGTATTCGATCAGGCTGGTCATCCTGGCCACGCTCATTTGCGCCGACGATTCGCGGATGTTCACGAACTCACCTTCTATGCCGGGGATCAAATCGGCGCCAAGGCCGGTTGCTACTGCATGCCCGCTGATCATCAGCGTCTTCCACTGGTTCAGCGTGAGGCGCCGGCCGAGGTAGGTGGCCTGCTTCGCCAGTTCGCCGAACAGCGCGTGCAGCAGCGCGTTTTGATCCAGACTCCGTGACTTCGGGCCAACCTTGATGTCGTAGCCCTCAGGTAGGCTGGCCACCTTGTCAGCCAGGTGGCGCCGGTTCGTCGCCGTGATGGTTCCGATGCGCGTGTAAGCCATCGTCAGCGGATCTCAAGCCTCGTGCCCTGTGCCAGCAGTGCGCCCGGCACTTCCTTGCCAGCCTTGATCGCTTCTTTGATCGCAGCTTTATCGGGCGTCGGTTCTGGCGGCGGTGGCGGGGCTGGAGTGCGCATGTACTCGACGGGGATCTGGCGCTCGTCCCACACTTCGACGCTCGGCGGGTTCTTCTTGATCGTGAGAGCGAAGTGCGGTGTTTCCAGCTTCTGCACCCGGGCGATCTCCATGCCGGTCTTCAGGAACTCGATCAGGGCGGCGGCACGCTTCTCGATGGCCTGACGCCGCGCCTTCATCTGATCTTCGGCTTCCTTGATGCTGGCGGCGGTGGCCTGCAGGTTGCGGATCACGAAGCCATAGTTCTGCGCCTTCAGTTCGAGCGGCCAGCGCTCACCTTCCAGCGTGTCGGTCAGCGTCTGTTCGTCGACGCCGGTGTCCATCAGTACGTCGGTAACGTGGCGGTAGTCGGCGGCGATCTGGAAAAGGGTCAATGCAGTCATGTTCTATGCGCGGCCGTCGCCGGCCGCCTCCTGGTCTGTTTTAGAAAGGGATCTCGTCGAAGTCCGCTGGGATTTCCGGGGTGCCGCTGCTGGCCGCCGCGCGAGTGCCGCCAGATTTCAACGGCTTGTCGGCCAACATGGCGGTGACTTTCGCCAGTTGCTCCGGCTGCGTCTTGCGGGTCAGGACTTCGGACGCCATCAGCTCCGTGTCGGCCTGGAACACAGCGAATAGACCCATGCGCCATCCGGTCTGACCCGTCTTGTGGCCGTCCTTCATCTTTTCGTATTCCTCAGCGCGCAGCAGCAGGCCGATCTTCTTGTTCATCAGCTCGGCGAAGCACGGCGCCGGCATCACAGCTTCAGCGCCGTCATGCCACTTTTTGACGGTCTGCTGGCTGACGGTCAGCGCGCGCTGCTGGAGGCAGGCCATCATGGCGTTGACCTGATTCAGGCCGGACAGCGGCTCGCCGTTCTGCTTTTGCGTCCAGACGTCGAAGCGGCACTCGCGGCCCGACTCGTCGCGGAAGGTGAAGCCGATACCGTCGGTGCCTTTAGCCTGGCTGACGAGTTTTTCGGCGCGCACGAAAGTACCGACATACTTGCCAGTCTCCGAGATATAGGCGCCGATCACATCGGCCTTCTTCGCTGCTTCAGTGTTGAGGGTGTACATGGTTGTCCTGTGGGGTTGGGAGGTTGTAGTACTCGCAAACTGCCTTGTCGACCGCGAGGAGGTCGTTCTCGATGTGCCCTTCTTCAAACAGGCCCAGCGGAGATTTCGTGGTGTCCGAGCCGCTGTTCTTCGTGGCGAACACGTAGCTGTCGTTAATCTTGAGCGTGCGCAGGACGATCGTGACCAGGCCTTCCAGCACGATCTTTTCGTCCAGGAGCTTGCCAATCGTCTTGATCTTGGTCTTGCCGGCCTCGTCGGTGCTGGTGTGGCTGAGGATGTAGACGCGCTTTTCATCCGGCAGCGCACTCGCCTTCATCAGGATGTCCCAGGCGCTGCGGGCGATCTCGTTGTACTTGGCGAAGGCCGAGTTACCCGACTCGTTGTCGGTGACGCGGCGCATGAACTCGTTGGCCAGGATGTACTGGAAGTCGTCGATCACGATGATCGACTTATCAGTCCGCTCCATGGCGGCCACGATGTGCGCGCTGTTGTCGCTCACAAAGACGCTGCCGCCCTCGCCTTTTACGACCGGCTTCCAGTCGGCCGAGCGGAACGGGAGTGGCTTCTTCACGGACTGGATCAGCAGCGTCTTGGCTGGGTCCAGGTTGCGCAGGCTGGTCGACTTGCCGGTGCCTGATTCGCCGATGATGAGAGTCGCGATGCTCATGGGTTTCCTTGGTGGTTGCGTTGGTGTCAAAAAGGCAGTTTGTTCTCTGCGATGTACTGCTCTTGCTCGGCCTTCTGCTGCTCGGTCATCGTCGGCGCCCAGGTGCTGGCCGGCGCCGACCGGGGCCGCGGCGCGTAGCCGGCGGCGTGTCGTTTCTGGCGCGCCTCGTAGCCCATCAGGGCATCGTGCGCATCGGCCTCAAGTCGGTTCATGGTCAAAAGCCCTGAAGGTAGGTGCGCACTGCGCGGGCCATGGCCTTGCGCGGGCCGAAGCCGGCGCGCAGGGACAGGCGGTACTGCTGGGCGAGGAAGCGGATCATCACCACCCCCTGATCGTGTCGCGCTGGCGGAGCAGCTTCACCTGGTGGCGGTACTCGCGCGCCTCGGCGCGGGCCAAGGCCTCACGCGTCACCAGCAGGCGGTAGGCTTCGCTTTCCGAGCCTTTCATGCGCCAGGCGTTCAGGGCCAGCAGCAGCGGCTTGGCCAGCTTGCGCACGAAGCGGCGCGGGATGCGGTAGAGGGTCAGGGCGGTCATTTCGTGTTCACCGTGACTTCCAAACTGGCCGCGATCTCGTTCAGCTTGTGGCGCGCGGTTTCGTGGATGCCTTTGGCGATTTCACCGGTCGCGACAGCCAGCGACTCCTTCATCGCGGTTTCAATCGAGTAGTGCAGGTGCTGGTGGATCAGGTAGGTGATGCGCGTCTGCTTGCCGGAGAATCCGTAGCCGTCTTCGGCGCGCGTCTTGCCACTAGAGTTCACCTCTTCCTGCATATATGCCTGCGCGCGCTGGACCAGGTATTCGACGAACGAAACAGCCTTGCCCTTCTTCTCGCCCCACTGGTTGGTTTCCTGCAGGGTCAGCGTTTCGATGTATTGGCTGACGTTCGGCAGAATGTGCTTCTCGGCCATGCCGTTGATCGTGTCGTCGATACGATTCTGGACCCGCTTGTCGAGCTCCTGCTTGAAGCGGGAATCCCGGAAGGTTTCGTCGCCATCTTCGTCGGCGTAGCGGCCATACATGACGCTCTCGACGATCTGGTCAATCACGCGATCCTGTAGTTCTTCTTTGGTGAAGCCGAGTGCGGCCAAATCGATGTTCATCCCTGCTCTCCTTGTCGTTGTGTTGTTGGCTACCACACGGGATCGCGCCCGGTTTCCCCCGAAACACTGGTTATTTGCCGGGATTGGCTTTTCCAGCTGGGCGCGATTTCGTGTGGTGGCTCGTTCGTGAGCCAGTCGGGCCGTCAGGCCGGTGTGGCTGCGGCCTTGCCGCGCTGGTAGATGCTCCAGAGCGATTCGGTGTCGCAGTCGAAGCCTTCGTGCTTTGCCCAGGCTTCGAGCTGGACGCGCTCGGTTGCAGCGTCGCAGTGCGGGCAGTCGTAGAAGTCCCATCGTTCTTTCGACAAGCTGCCGGTGTCGTTGCAGTGCGGGCAGCTCATGCTGCCTGCCTCTGCCAGATGGCCCGCTCTGCCCTGCCCTCGCGCTCCGATGCGCGGCGCAGCTCGGCGGCGCTCGGCAGTTTGTCGTTGCACCAGGTGCTGAGCTGGTCCAGGAACTCCAGCGTCACCAGCGGGAACAGGCCAACGTTCGTGCCGCTCAGCGCGACGTCCAGCACGGTGTAGCCGTCCGCGTCGAACTCGCCGTACAGGTCGAGCAGCAGGCCGTCGTGCAGGTAGCTCGTCAGCAGGCGGTAGGCGCTGGAGACTTTCGGCTGCTGGTGGATGGGGAGGCGGGTCATGGGGCGCTCCGGGCGAGCAGCATGGCGTCGGCGTAGACGTAGCTCCAGCGAGCACGGCGCTGCCACGAATCCACCTCGCCGGACACCCAGCCGAAGTCATCCGGAGCTTCCGGGGCGCGTGCCGCGAAGTAGTCGCGCAGCGACATGCCCAGGCACAGGAAGTTCGGCACCGCGAATGGGAACGCATACGGGCCGCACTTGCTCACGTCCTCTACAAAGTCGGTGCTGATCTTCTGTTCGTTCATCTCTTCTCTCCAGTTCGCTCAGGTGCTGAGCTCGTTTCGTTGGAGAGACTTTAGCAATTACTAAACCACTCTGTCAAGCGTTTACTAAACTTTTTAGCGAAAAAAAAGCCCGCGTGTGGCGGGCTTGGGTGGCAAGGTTGAGTTATGCGATTTTCTGCTGATCCCTGATCTCATCCTGGAGAATGGACATTTGCTCCTCAAGGCGCGCTGCCGCTTGACTGGCTTCATCGAGGCGTCTTAATGCATTAGCCAAGTCGGTGGAGATAGCCTGAACCCTATTTGCAGTGGAAAGCAACTCGGCCACTAGATATCCGATGAAAAAACAAGTCCAGCCGTTAAGGTCTGTAATCGCACTAACAATCAGACCAGTGATGCCGGACGCAATCAAAGTACCAAGGAGATCGACGCTAAAAATGTGTGAGATACGCATAGCGATACGTTAAATGTGTGTGCTCTCTTTACGAATAACCTTGCCGATCACGATGCACTCGGCGCCTTTACATAACTTCCTGCCGTATTTGCGCTGATCGGCATTATCCGAAGTCAGCCACCACATGCCGGCATCGCGGATCATCCGCTTTACGACAACCTCGCCTTCGTAATTGACCACGTACACGAAGCCGTCGACTAAAGCCTTGTCGCGCGTGTTCACCACGATCACGTCGCCCTCGTACAACGCCGGCTCCATGCTCTCGCCTCGAACCGTGATGGCCAGCAGCGAATCGCGGCTCAAGCCTTCCTTCAGCACCCATCGAGTGGGCACGCCCTGGGTCTCGCCGTCGTGGTGCTCGGGCTCCACCTGGAAGCCGGTGATACCCGCCTGAACCTTCAGCTTCACCTTCATGATCTGCGTCAGCGACGGATCGTCCGTATCGACCAGGCGAACACGTTTGGCGCCGGGCACGAGCTGTAGCAGATCGGCGGCCTGATTCGCCGCAGCGGGCGCAGGCTCTCCTGGCGGCCGATCAAGGTATCCAGCTCCCATCTTGTATTGCCCCTCCAGGCGGCGCGCCACCCTCTCGCCGAACGACCCGTTCGACTTCAGCTGGGAGAACAGGCTTTTTTCCTTCGGTGGCGTGCCGTGCTCAGCAACCCACCGGCGCAAGTTTTCCCTGCGAATCTCAACAATATCCATTCGCAACAGTTTAGAGATTTCTAAATTAGTATTCACTTGACTTTGAGTTTAGTAGTTACTAAACTGCTGGCATGGACCTGAAAACCTATATCTCAGCAGAACGTGGTCGCGCAGTCGCTCTGGCTTCGCGCCTTGGCGTCTCGCCCTCCTACCTCTCACAAATGGCGAATGGTCAGTCCCCGATCTCACCCGAGCGCTGCGTCGACATCTGGCGCGAGACAGGCGGCGAGGTCACGCGGCAGCACCTTCGCCCCGACGACTGGCAACGCATCTGGCCCGAGCTGGCTGACCGCTCGGCTGAGGTAGCGCAGCCGCCCTGATCCGGCGGCTTTTCCTTTCCCCGAAAAGTTGCCGGCAGTCCATTTATTAGCAGCACCCGAAGTATCGAAGCGCCCCCGATAGAACGACCCACCACTGAACCACCACCAGGAGAAATCCAATGAAGCAAGCCCGAAACATCATCGTGAAAACCTGCTTGACCGCAGACGAGTTCGTCGACTTCAACGGCGACTGCCAGACCGAAGGAAAAACCCACAGCGCGATGTTGCGCGACCTCTGGCGAACGATGCGGAATGGTAAGCCCCGCTCGTCCCTCCCGGATAGGCCAGCCATTGGCCAACGCATGGCCATGTTCCCGCCGCGTCGTGCAGCGCGCCCGGAACTGCGCATGCGCAACTGAATATCGAAAGTGAGAGCCCCATGAGCACACAGCAGCAGAAACCAAAGATTTCACCCGAATACAAGATGGTTCTGTGCGCGACCATCTTGCGCTGCGTCCAGAAGGAGATCGAGCAGGCTCCGAAGCAGGCCAGCCAGCGTCTTCTCGACGCAAAGTACCTGGCCCAGCGCCACCTGCGTCAAGCCACCGACGAGGCGGGAGCGCAGCCATGACGGTCTACGAAACCGCTGGCCCGGACGCTTCCGGGCAATACCTCATCGGCTACCCCACCCCAGGCGTCCCGCACGTGTTCACCGCGGCCGCCGTCGCGCCTACGAAGCGCCTGGCCGTCGAAGAGTGCGCTCGTCTGAACGAGCTGGCCGAAGCCGCCAACAAGCGCGCTGACGAGCTCCTGACCCTGAGCACGAGGGTCGCGCAATGAATTACTACTCCTTCCACCTGGGCGACTACGCGGCCCACACGCGCCACCTGAGCTTGCTCGAGGATCTGGCCTACCGCCGCATGCTCGACCTGTACTACACGACCGAAGCAGCACTCCCAGCTGATCCGGCTAAAGTCGCGCGTCTGATCGGTATGCGCGATCACATGCAGGAAGTCACGGACGTCCTTGCCGAGTTCTTCACGAAGTCGGACGACGGCTACCTGAGCAACCGCTGCGAGCGCGAAATCGACACTTACAAGGCAAAAGCTGAGCGTGCGAAGTCCGCCAACAAAGCGCGCTGGACTCCTAAGCAGTCTGACGATGCATCTGACTCTGGTCTGAAATCAGATACGAAATCAGATCTGAAATCAGAAAGCGTTCAGATCCCAACCAAGAACCAAGAACCAATAACCAAAGAAGAACCCCCCATACCCCCCAAGGGGGGCGAACCCGGCGAGCAGAAACGGAAAGCGGCCGTCTCGCTTCGCTCGTTCCTGGACGACTGCCGTTCGACTGGCACCACGCCGATCCCTGACGGCCACCCGGTGTTCGCCTATGCCGACAAGGTGGCCCTGCCCCGCGACTTCCTGGCCCTGCAGTGGGTTGAGTTCAAGGACCGCTACCAGCTGCCGGACGCCAAGCGGTACAAGGACTGGCGCACGGTGTTCCTGAAGTCGGTCAAGGGCAACTGGTTCAAGCTCTGGTTCGTCGGCGCCGATGGGCAGTACGCCCTGACGACCGTTGGCCAGCAGGCCCAGCGCAGCCACAAGGAGGCCGCATGATCGAGCAATTCAACCTGCAGGCCGAGCAGGCTGTGCTGGGCGCGCTCCTGGCCGACAACGACGCCTTCGACCGCATCCCCGAGCTGGACGCCGCCCACTTCTACCGAGGCGACCACCGCACCGTGTTCGCCGAGATCAGCGCGCAGCTGGCCGCCGGCAAGCGCGTCGACGCCGTGACCCTGGCCGAGCGCCTGGACCGCGACCTTCTCCCTTACCTGGCCAGCCTGCACGGCTCGGCGCCGAGCGCGGCGAAGATCGAATACCACGCCCGGATCGTGGTGGAGAAGGCGACGAAGCGCGCCCTGTCGGCGCTGTCGGTCGACCTGGCCAGCGACGCCGAATCGGGCAAGGACAGCACGGAGTGCATCGCCGATGCCGCCGCCAAGCTCGACGCCCTGGCCCAGCGCAAGACCACCAGCGACCCGCGCCGCCTCGACGCCACCCTGGACCAATACCTGACCCTGCTGCAGGACCGCATGGAAGGCAAGGTGCGCCCGATCCCTACCGGCTTTGCGCACCTGGACGACATGCTCGACGGCGGCCTGGAACGCGGCACCCTCACCGTGATCGCCGGCCGCCCTGGCACCGGCAAGACCGCCGCCGGCCTGGGCATCTGCCGCAACGTGGCGCGCGACTACTCGTCGCTGTTCCTGTCCATGGAAATGTCGGTCAACCAGGTCAACGACCGGAACATCTCGGCCCTGGCCCAGGTGGACATGAGCTGGCTGCGCCGGCCGGGCGAGACCCGAGGCGACACCGAGAAGTGGGATGCCGTGATTACGGCATCGACCCACTCTCGCAACCTGAACCTGTTCATCGACGACCAGACCGGCTTGAGCATCCCGGAAATCCGCGCCAAGGCCCGCAAGATCAAGCGCACGCACGGCTGCGACATCATCTGCATCGACCAGCTCTCGTTCATCACCGGCGCCAAGTCGGACAAGCTGCACGAGGCAATGGGCGAGTACACGCGCGGCCTGATCGCCCTGGGCAAAGAACTCGACGCCGCCGTGATCCTGCTGGCCCAGCTGAACCGGGAATGCGAGAAGCGCGCCGACAAGCGACCGATCATGTCCGACCTGGGCGTGTCCGGCTACATCGAGCAGGACGCCGCCAACATCATCTTCCTGTACCGCGACGAGCTCTGGAACCCGGAGACCGAGGACAAAGGCATCTGCGAGTGGATCGGCGCCAAGCAGCGGCAAGGCCACCCGGGCGTCGTCGGCATGCGCTACGTCGGCGCGCAGACCAGGTTCGAGACCCTGCCCTATCGCTGGTTCCGCCGCGCGCCGGCGCCAGTCCGCCTGGCATCGAAAGGAGGCTTCAATTGAACCACCCGAAAGAACCCTGCGCCATGTGCGCCCGCTTCACCACGAAGGGCCACGAGCAGCAGGCCGCCCACGGCCTCGGCTTCTGCACCGGCTACGAGGTCTACGTCCGCGCCGATGCGCCGCCGACCGTGCTGTTCAAGCCCGCGCCGGCCGGGCAGATCGGCGAGAGGAAGGCGTACCTGGCGGAGCACACGAAGGAAATGGCATGACCGCCTACTACAACGAAATCGACCCATATGCAGCCGAGTGGCTGCGCAACCTGATCGCGGCCGGCTACATCGCCCCCGGCGTGGTCGACACCAGGAGCATCGAGGATGTACACCCCGCCGACCTGCAGGACTTCACCCAATGCCACTTCTTCGCCGGCGTCGGCGTTTGGAGTCTGGCACTTCGCCGCGCAGGCTGGCCAGACGATCGACCTGTTTGGACTGGTTCCTGTCCGTGCCAACCTTTCAGCGCGGCAGGCCAAGGAGCTGGGTTTGCTGACGAGCGGCACCTGTGGCCAGCCTTCCACCACCTCATCCGCGAGCGCCGCCCTGCAGCAGTCCTTGGAGAGCAGGTTGCGAGCAAGGACGCAGACCCTTGGATCGACCTTGTACAAGATGACCTGGAAGCCCTGGGTTACGCCGTCGGGGCGGTCCCGTTTCCGTCTGCGGGCGTCGGTGCACCGCACATCCGAGACCGGCTCTACTGGGTGGCCAACTCCGACCGTGATGGACGCCAATCGCGGCGCCAAGGACGCGCGACCGTGGGACACAGGGCGTCCGCTGAACCAAATCGCGGCGCTCTCGGGCTGGACCACCCCTACTACGCGCGACTGGAAGGACTCGGGGGCGGACATCAAGCCTCGCGGGGATACGGGAAAGGATCGGTTCGACCAGCTTCCACGCCAAGCGAACTTGGCGGGCTGGCCGACCCCGTCCTGCTCAAACGACAGGGAGGGCAACCCAGCTTCAGCGATGAGAATGCAGCGGGCGGACGGCTCGAAGGTGCAGCAGCGCCTGCAGGACTTCGCGGCGATTTGCCAGCCGGCCCGACTAACGGCTACTGGGCAGCTGCTGACTGGCTCGGATGCCGGGATGGAAAGTGGAGGCCAGTTGAACCCGGCACATTCCCGCTGGCTCATGGGGCTCCCACCCGAGTGGGACGTCTGCGCGCCTATGGCAACGCGATCAACGCAGTCGCGGCGCAAGTCTTCATCGAAGCCGTGATGGAGGCAGCATGCTGAGATCCCCCATCGCCCGCACCGGCACCCTGAAGCCGGCGCGCGTCAAGAAGTGCGCCATCTGCCGCGAGAAGTTCGTCCCGCGCTCGACCTGGGCGAAGGTCTGCGGCTCGGAATGTGCCGCCGCCCATATCGTCGCCGAGCGCCGCCGCCGGATCGCCAAGGAGGTCAAGCAGGCCAAGATCGACCGGATGGACAAGAATGACTGGATCGCCGCGGTGCAGAAGGTGTTCAACGCCTACATCCGAGAGCGCGACCGCGATCAGCCCTGCATCTGCTGCGGTAAGTACTTCGACGAGAAGGATACGCTCACCGGCGGCCAGTGGGACGCGGGCCACTACCTTTCGCGCGGCAGCGCCGGCCACTTGCGCTTCGTCGAGAACAACGTGCACAAGCAGCTCAAAGGTCATAACAGGCCGGGCGGTACCACGCGCGCGCAGTTCCGCGCCGGGATGATCGAGCGGATTGGCCTGGCCGCTGTCGAGGCCCTGGAAGCCGACCAGGCGCCGCGCCACTACACCATCGACGACCTGAAGGCCATGAAGGCCGAGTACACGGCCAAGCTCAAGAACCTGAAGGAGACAGCATGAAAAAGCCACGCAACAAGAAGTACCGCCCGAAATACGTCGCTCGCAACGTGCTGTCGACCATCTTCGGCGGCATGAGCGGCGACCACGCCGAGCACCTGCGCACGATCCAGATCCGCAACCACCGCGCGCTCGCCGAGATGGCGCAGGGCCGCGGCACCCGCGAGCAGTGGGATGAGCTGGTCGGCGCCGCCAACATGGCGAACGTGATGTGCGAGCAGGGAATCGGCAACGAATACCGCGCCATCACCATCGCCGCGCGCGACGCCCTGCTGGAAGTCGGCAAGCGGATCGTCAAGACCGAGCGCGTCATCCTCAAGGGCGACGAGCTGAACGCCATCCGCGAGGGCCTGCTGTGCCACGACGCCCAGCTCGAGAACGTGCGCGCCATCGATGTCGAGCGCGCGTGCCGCGAGGTTGAACGCCGCGTGCGGCACCGGATCAACTCGACCAGCGTGATGCGCGAGATTGCACTGGAGGCGGCATGACGACCCACACCGCCCCCGAAGTGGCCGCGGCCCTGCGCGCCAACCTGCTCGACGCACTGAAGGACAAGCCGCGCGCCACCCTGGCCTTGGCCATGCAGCTGGGCGTCGAACGCCAGATCGTCTACCGCGCGCTGGTGGGCCTGGAGCAAGCGGGAAAGGTGAAAAGCTTCCCGGACCGGCGCCGGACCTCCGATGGCCCCTCGCTGGTGTGGGCGCTCCCCGATGCGAAGCCCGAACCCGAGGATGCCCCACGCCGCGATCCGCTGGTGGCCGCCCTGTTTGGAGACGCGCCTTGACCGACCACGAACGCCGCGACATCGGCCTGCGTCTTGAAAATTGGAGTAGATGGGCCACGGCCGGGACCCGCACCATCGGCGTCAGCCCCACCGGTGCCTACTGCGACCGCCTGCGCCGCGAAGCCCTGGGCGATGAGCCGAAGCAAGGCGAGCGCCGCCAGGTGGACGAGGCCGACGCTCTGTTGATCGAGCGCGCCATGCCCAAGCTCGACACCCGCACCCGCATGCTGCTGTACTGGTGCTACATCAAGCAGGCCCAGCCCGAGGTGGTCTGCCGCAAGATGAGCATCGCGCACCGGCCGGCGACCGTGTTTGTGGAGCAGTTCAGGCAAGCGCAGGCGGCGGTAGAATCGCTTCTCAACAAGGAGACTGCATGAGGACCTTCACCCATTCGCCGCACTTGCACACCACCACGATGACCATTGCCGAGCTGCGCTCTAAGCTGGCCGATTACCCGGACGACATGCCGGTGCTGTTCGAATGGGAGGGGCAGCGGCTTCCGGCCTGCTTCTTCAGCGTCGAGGTCTACCCTGCCCCGGATCATCCGGACGCCTGTGATTGTCTCGTAATCGACGTCAATCAACGTTCCTGAATGAAATCTCTTGACGGCAGGCAAACTCAGCAGTAAATTCCAAGCTACAACTTAATTCCGTCCAGAAATTCGACGCGCACGGTTCCCTGATGGGAGCCTGCGGCGTCTCTGGCGAAACCGAAGCCCGCGCCGAGAGGTAGCGGGCTTTTTGCATTTCCATCAACCTGACAGCGAGGACGCCATGAAGTGATCCGCCCGATTGTTGAACTGCCTCTGGTAGCGTAGAAGCGCGACGACACGCGCACGGGATCAGACTTGCCCGACGAGTTCCGGAGCGCCCGCCCGGATAGCCTCGGAAGACGGCACCCGCGACGACCAATGCGGAGCAGCGCGCGATCTGCTGCCGCCTCACCGGCGTAACCGGTGACCACACAGAGCGCATCTGCCAGTACCCCGAAGCGAAGATCAGGCGCGAACGGGGGAGCGCAGTCGCTCTCTGTGTGGTGAACGCACGACCAACCAACCCCGCCCGAGTGGCGCCCATGCGTTGCGTCTCACCACTCCGAGTCTCCTGGGTCTGTATTGGACGCAGACCCTTCGCCCGGCCACGTGCCGGGCTTTTTTATTCCCGAGCCACCATGAGCGACATCAAAGCCAAGAAGACCCGCACCGCGGCGCCGGCTGCGGCTAAGTCGCCCACGGCCGGCGAGAAGATGGACGCATTCGGCATCGCCGCCGTCTGCGAAGCCATCCTCCACCCGAAACCGCAACACCAGATCGCCGCCGAGATTGGCGTGTCGCCCGGTTCGCTCGTCGCCTGGATCGCGGCCGATCCTGAACGTTCCGCGCGCGTGCGCGAGGCCCGGGCCCAAACCGCCCTGATGTGGGACGACAAAGCAACCCACGTCATCGAGGAAGCCCGCGACCAGTTCGAGCTGGCGAAGGCCAAGGAACTGGCCCACCACTACCGATGGCGTGCCGCCAAGATCGCCCCGCGCGAGTACGGCGACAAGGTCGACGTCAACCACGGCGGCCAGGACGGCAACCCTGTCAACATGAACTGGCAGATCAACTTCGTAAAGCCCGGCGATGAACGTTGATTTTCCCGAGAAGCTGCACTTCCTGCTGACGGAGAAGGCGCGGTACAAGGGGGCGAAGGGCGGGCGCGGCAGCGCCAAGTCGTGGAGCGCGGCCAAAGCGCTGCTGATCCTGGGTTCGACCACGAAGCTGCGCATCCTGTGCACGCGTGAGGTGCAGAAGTCCATCAAGCAATCGGTGCACAAGCTGCTGAAGGACCAGATCGAGGCCTTGGGCCTGACCAGCTTCTACCAGGTGCTGGAAACCGAGATTCGCGGCACCAACGGCACGGAGTTCAGCTTCGCCGGCCTGGCCGAGCAGAGCATCGACTCGATCAAGTCGTTCGAAGGCTGCGACATCGTGTGGGTCGAGGAGGCCCAGTCCGTGAGCAAGCGCTCGTGGTCGGTGCTGATCCCGACCATCCGTAAGCCCGGCTCCGAAATCTGGATCACCTTCAACCCCGAACTCGACACGGACGAGACCTACGACCGGTTCATCACGAACCAGCCCGAGGGCGCGATCATCGTCGACATGAACTACACGGACAACCCGTGGTTCCCCGAGGTGCTGGAGAAGGAGCGGCTGCACGCCAAGGCCACGCTGCCCGAGGCCGAGTACCTGAACATCTGGGAAGGCAAGTGCAAGCCGGCCGTCACCGGCGCGATCTACTACGACGAGGTGACCAAGGCTGTTGAGGGCCGGCGCATCTGCAACGTGCCGTACGACCCGCTGCTCAAGGTGCACGTCGTCGTCGACCTGGGCTGGAACGACGCCATGTCGATCAGCCTGGTGCAGAAACAGGCGTCCGAGCTGCGCATCATCGAGAACATCGAGGACAGCCACAAGACGCTGGACTGGTACTCGGCTGAACTGAAGAAGCGCGGCTACAACTGGGGCACGCTGTACCTACCGCACGATGGCCGCAACAAGGACTTCAAGACCGGCACGAGCGCCGAGGAGATCATGCAGGCGCTGGGCTGGACTGTGGCCATCACGCCGAGCATGAGCGTCGAGGACGGCATTCGGCTCACCCGCATGGCCTTCCCGCGCATCTACTTCGACAAGACCAACGCCGCACGGATCATCCAGTGCGCCAAGCGATACCGGCGCGCGATCAACAAGCAGACCAACGAGGCCGGCGCGCCGCTGCACGACGAGTGGAGCCACGGCGCCGACAACCTGCGTTACGTGGCCATCAACGCCGACGCCATGAGCAACGAAGACTGGGGCGGCAGCCTCAACTATCAACCACTGGGAATCGTATGACCAAAATGACCGACGACGAGCTGCGCAGCGCGGTCGACCACGAGGTGAGCGAAAGCGCCGCCTGGACCGGCTCCGCGCTGGCGGGTGAGCGCGAGCGCAACCTGTCTTACTACCTCGGCCAGCCGCTCGGCAACGAAGTGCCAGGTCGAAGCCAGGTGGTGAGCTGGGACGTGTTCGAGGTGGTGGAATCGGCCGTGCCCGACCTGGTCGAGCCGTTCTTTTCCGGCGACAACATCTGCGAGTTCGAGCCGGCCGAGCCGGGCGATGAGGATTACGCCGAGCAGGTGACCGACGTGGTCAACCACCTGATCAAGAAGGCGAACCCGGGCTTTCTGATCTTCAGTACCTGGGTCAAGGACGGCTTCCTGTCGAAGATCGGCATCGTTCGCTCGTGGTGGGATGCGACCAGCAAGACCAAGAAGGCCAGTTACACCGGCCTGACCGAGCAGCAGCTGGTGAAATTCGTGCAAGACCCGCGTGTGACCATCGTGAGCCACGATGCGACGCCCGATCCGGACGACGAGGCGAAGCGCGCGCAGGCCCAGGAGCAGATGCCCAGCCTGCCGCCCGAACAGCAGCAACAGGTGGCCGCCATGCTGGCCGAACCGCCGCAGATGCTGCACGACATCGACGTCGTGATCGACAGCGGCCCGCGCGGCATCCGCATCGAGAACATCGAACCGTCGTCGTTCATCCTGTCGCGCCACGCGAAGAAGATGGAAGACGTCACCGCCATCGGTGAGCTGCGCCAGTACACGCGCTCGGACCTGGTGGCCATGGGCTTCGACCGTGCGCGCGTCGAGGAACTGAGCGACTACCAGGCCGCACACGACGATTTCGCAGTCGATCCTGACCGCCTGATGCAGGCCGACCACGGCGAAGGCGCCAACCAGCAGCTGACCCTGTTCTTCGGCTTCGTCAAGGTCGACTTCGACGGCGACGGCATCGCCGAATGGCGCCGCGTGTTCATGGCCGGCAACGACATCCTGGAAAACGAGGAAGTCGAGGACCATGAATACAGCATTTGGTCCCCGATCCTGCTGCCGCATCGCATCATCGGTATGGCCCTGGCTGACCCGGTGGTGGCGATTCAGGACACCAAGACCAGCCTGCAACGCCAGTACCTGGACTCGCTGTACCTGGCGAACAACCCGGCCACGTATGCGGTCGACGGCCAGGTGAACCTCGACGACCTGCTGTCTACCCGCATCGGCAAGGTGGTGCGTGTGAAGGCGCCGCAGGCCGCTGGCCCGATGCAGACCGCGCTGGTGGCCAACGAGTCGCTCCAGGGTATCGAGCTGATGAACACGGTCCGCGAGGAACGCATCGGCATCAGCCGCCTGAACCAGGGCCTCGACGCCGACAGCCTGAACAAGACGGCCACCGGCGCGCAGATCGCCAACACGCGCGACCAGAAGCGCGCGCTGATGATGCTGCGTGTGTTCGCGGAAACCGGCTGCAAGGACCTGTGCCGCCGCCTGCTGCGCCTGACCTGCGAATACCAGGACAAGCCGGCCACGATCCGCCTGCGCAACAAGTGGGTGGACTACGACCCGCGCGGCTGGAATGCCGAGATGGACGTGAACATCAATGTCGGCCTGGGCACCGGCGACAAGTCGAAGACGATCCAGTTCCTCGGGATGATGGGCGCCTACTTCCAGCAGGCCGCGCCGCTGGGCGTGGTCACGCCGGAGAACGTCTACAACCTGGGCAAGATGCTGCTGCAAGCCGGCAACATCCAGGGCGGCGAGACCAAGCTGCTGACCGATCCGGCCACGGCGGAGAAGCCAGAGCCGCAGGAATCGCCCGAGCAGGTGCTGGCGCGCATGGAACTGGAGTTGGAGACCATGCGACAGCAGGGCAAAGCGCGCGACGCCGAGTACAAACGCGAGGCGGATGCGGCCGAACTGGCAGCCAACACCCAGCTCAAGTTGCTCGACCTGCAGCTGAAAGAAAAAGAAATCCGCATCAAGGAAATCGACCTTGGCATCAAGCATGTAGAGGTTCAGCACCGCATGAATACGGCCGACACGCAGCCTAGCGAGCCGCCGCCTCACCAATAAATTGGAACTGATAAATGCCTACCATCGCAGCAGACCAAACTGCCAGCCTCACGCTCACCGATAACGATAGCGTGACCGTCTCGACGCTCGGCGTGGTGATCGTCAGCAATGCCTCTGGCAAGATTGCCGAGTTCGCGGGCACCCGCACGCTGGGCCCGTTCGCAGCCGGATCGCTGACGATCTTCGCTTCGGGTCGGGATTGCTCGTATGAGGTCGCGGATGGGCCGGATGGGAAGGTGATTGCTATTGGGGGTGGAAATACTGATACGACTTCACCGCACTATCCAGCAGCACGCGCTGTCATGCGAATCGCAAGTGTGTCGCAGATTCGTCTGATTACGGCCAATTCCTCGAATTCGTTTTCGCCTCGCGTGGCCCATGCTGAGAAAAACCGAAAGCGTGTCACTTTCAAAAACCCGGCCACCAATACTGTGTCGTTTCAGCTTGGGTTGACGCAGAACGACAACTCCAATCGCAATCAAAGTTTTACCACCTCCTATACCATCGCGCCCGGCGAGGAACTGGTTTGCTGGTACGACGAAAATCAATGGTATGCGCGGCAGACCGGCGCAACCGCCGTTGCAAACCAATATTTGATCGTTGAAACCGAGGTGAACGTATGACCGCTATCAAGCAGCCCATCACGACATCGAAGCCGCGCTTTGATTTCGCCAATCCTGCATGGATCAATGCCGTGTCAAAAATCCTGAACATGGCGAAGGACCGCAAGACGTTTTTCGGTGCGAATGGCGCAACCTTACAAACGTCCGTCAACGTCGATACCGCCACTACACCGTCATGGACCAATATCTACACATTCCCATCTGCGAAAGGCGCGACGGTCACTGGCATTGTTGAGCTTGCCAACGGCGAGGCGATGGTTGTGACGACCGAATCCGGTCAGGCCAACAACCTGTCACACGTCTACTTATCGTCCGGGTGGTCTGTGAACATGGCCACGGCAACATGGTCAGAAAAGCTGGTGACGATTGGCGGCACGATTACGCCAGCATACTGCCTGTACGATTGGTCAAATGCGAAGGACGGCACCGTGCTGGTGTCGGAATCCGGCGCGCAAACAAGTGGCGGCGCAGGGAATGTGGCAAATGACGTTGCACGCGCACGCCGCGTCTGGAGGTCGAAAGACTTTGGGACTACGTGGACGCTCATTTTCGACATCGTGGAGTACGGCGCATCGCAAGGCGTGCCGTATGGTGCTAGCCTGCACATGCACGGCGTGGCTTATGACCAGGATTGGGGCCGCATCTGGCTCACCTACGGCGACGGATCTGGCGACGGCGATATCATCGCAGGGAATGGTTACGCGCAAGTCGTCTACTCGGATAACGATGGCGTCACATGGCAAAAGATGGCATTGCCTAAGTTGTGGTCTGGTACTGACGCGCTTCAGTTCATCTCCGTTGTCGTCCTGAATAACAGCGTCATCTTTACGCACGACTTGAGCCACCCGTTGACCCCACTGGCATTCCCGAAGGTTGGGTATCGAAAGCTGGGCGAGCCAGTTCCCGGCCCAACCTACCCCTCCGCCGTTGGTGGCATTCCGCGCAAAGCTACCAGTGACGCACGTGTGCCGACGTTCTTTGCCGGCACCGACTTCGTTACTCAAACTGGAACGGTGCGCTGGTGTGTTGCCGCAACCGAAGATGACGGTTTTACATGGTCTGGTGTTTATGGCGAAATCCCGCTGCAAACCCCTGCGTTGGGACATACCGGATTCGAGCAAGTGCTTGGCCCGACCATCAACGGGAAAGTCGTCGCCACTGGGCGGCTGTACGTCAACAACGACAACACGAAGACAACGATGGTTGCCGATTTGGTGCAGACGTAACGCTACCGATAACCGCAAGCCTGCTCCCGTACCTGCGAGAGTGGGCCTTGCTTTTATTAATAGGATGACATGGACTTACTTGCAATTTACGGCGCCGCATACGACACCGGGTTCCAGAGCCGCTGCAAGGTGGCCATGTGGCTGGCGGCGCAGGACATCGCGGCCGAGCCCGAAGACACGCCGGCCCACGCCACTCGCGTCGAGTGGGCAAAGCGTGTGCTGCAGGACGTGGTGACGATCAAGCCGCACGTGCTGGCCATGCAGGTGCTGCGCAACCCGCAGATCGCAGCAGCAGGCACTGCCGCACCGGACGGCGACATCCAGTTCCAGGTGAACGCGGCAATCGACTCCATCATCGCCATAGGCTGACCATGACCCCTGACGAACAAATCGCACGCGGCGAGCACGCCAAGCGCCTGCTGAACGACCCGCTGCTGAAGGAGGCGCTGGCCGAGATCAAGCAGGCCATCGTCGACAGCTGGGCCGCGCTGCCAGTCGAGAACACGGCACAGGCCGAGAAGCTGAAGCACCTGCTGTGGGCATCGAAACAGTTCGAATCGGTGTTCATCGCCCACGTCGGCGGGGCCACCATCGCCCGCAACGAGTTGCTGCTGGACACCAACATGCAAATCAAGGCGGAAGCCACACAACGGAGGATCAATGGAACGTAAGAAGAAGCCCGACCCGGCGCCCGCCGACGTCGAAACCCTGGCCACCTACGCGGCTCGCATCGAAGAGCAGGCCCAGCCGCTGCCGGTGTGCCAAATCACGCACCCGGAAGCCAAGGATGGCGGCCTGCATGTCGGCAAATACGCTGGCATTCGCTTGGTGCACGGCGCCGCGCCCGCCGCCCTGCTGTCGGACGGCACCACCATCTAATTCCCGGGCTGGCAGCTTGCCCCTGAAAGCTGCCCGTCGAGTTAGGAACAATCAGAAGGCCACCCGCGAGGTGGCCTTTTTCATTTCTGAACTCACACCTCACGGAGCACACATTGAGCACTGAAGACACCACCCTGAGCACCGACAGTTTCGCGGAAATGCTGAGCGGCGGCGGCGACAACGAGCAAACCGAGCAATCGGACTCGCAAAGCGCCGACGACGCCCAGGAAAACAGCGAAGGAACCGACCAACAAGACGGCAGCACCGAGGGCGACGACGCGCAGGACGGCGGCGACGACAACGGCGAGGCCGGTGAAGAAGGTCAGGACGAACAACCTGCAAAGGACTCGACCGAAGCGTTCCTGGAGCTGGAAATCAATGGCGAAAAAGTCCAGGTGTCCAAGGACGAGGCGAAAAACGGCTACCTGCGTCAGCAGGACTACACGCAGAAGGCCCAGCGCCTGGCCACCGAGCGTCAGGAATGGAACCAGCACGTGGCGCAGCAGGCTGCCGAAGTGAAGCAGTACGCCCAGGAGATCGGGCAGCTGCAGAGCATCGACGCCGCCCTGGCCCAGTACCAGCAGATCGACTGGGATGACCTGCGCGAGACCGACCCGGTGAACTACGGCATCCACGCCGCCGATTTCAACCGGCTGCAGGTCCGTCGCGGCGAAGTCGAACGCGGGATTGTCCAGAAGCAGCAGTCGCTGACCGCCCAGCAGCAGCAGGCGCAGGCGCAGGCGCGTGCACAGCAGACCGCTGAAGCGCAGGCGCACATGGCTGCCTTGGTGCCGGGCTTCGGCAAGGAGCACGTGGCCGAGATGAAGGCGATCGGCCAGAAGGCCGGCTTCACCGACGCCGAGCTGGCAGGCGTGACCGACAAACGCATGCTGGAAGTGCTCTGGAAGGCGTCGCAGTTCGACAAGCAGCAAAACACCAAGCAGCAGGCAATCAAGAAGGTCTCGGCGCTGCCTACCAAGGCAGCCAAGGCCGCGCCGGCCGCCAAACCCGCAGCCCAGCTGCACATCGAAAAACAAACCCGTCGTTTGCAGCAGACCGGCAGCGTCAAAGACCTGGCCGCTGCGCTTGCGATGACCTCGTAAAAGGAAGAGCACCATGCCACAAGTAGCAAACACCCACGCAACCTTCAACAGCAACCGCAACCGCGAGCAGCTGTTCAACCAGATCTGGAACGTGTCGGTCAACGAGACCCCGTTCGTGAAGTTGATCGGCAAGGAATCGGTCGAAGGCATCAACCCGACCTGGCTGACCGATGAATACGCCCCAGGCACGGCCAACAAGGTCGAGCAGGGCAACCAGTCGACCATCAACGCGGTGTCGCCGGCCGTCCGCCTGAACAACTACACGCAGATCAGCGAGAAGACCTTCGGCGTGACCGGCACCCAGGAAAAGGTCGAAAAGGCCGGCGGCAAGTCGGAATACAGCTACCAGCTGGCGAAGAAGATGGTCGAGCTGAAGAAGGATGTCGAATTCGGCTGCCTGCAGAACACCACCGCGATTGCACCGGCGCCGGGCGTCGCCCCGCAGGCTCGCGGCCTGTTCGGCTTCATGAACGCCAACACCTCGCGCGGCACCGGCGGTGTGGACGCCAACCCGACCACCAACACTGCGGCCGTGGACGGCACCGCGCGCGCGTTCACCGAGACCATGCTCAAGACCGTGCTGCAGGCAATGTTCGACAACGGCGCCGACCTGGACAACAGCTACATCCTGCTGCCGTCCAGCCAGCGCACCGTGTTCGACACCTTCCTGGCCGGCCAGACCCGTTTCGACAAGGCCGAAGACAAGACCCTGACGGCGACGCTGGAAGTCTACATCGGCCCGTTCGGCCGCGTGAAGGCCGTCAACGCCCGCCACATGCGTCAGCGCGAGGTCGCCATCATCAACCCGGAGTTCCTGGCTCTGGGCACCCTGCGCGGCATGAAGGACACCCCGCTGGCTAAGATCGGCGACACGCAGAACGTGATGGTCAACACCGAGTGGACCCTGATCAACAAGAACCCGAAAGCGCACGGCGCGATCTGCGATCTGACCTGATCCCCACCCTGTAGCAACCCCGAAAGGGCCAGCCTAACCGCTGGCCCTTTTTCTTTTCCGGATACCCCATGAGCTTTCTTCTCGACGCCACCGCCAACAGCCGGCTGACCATGCACGAGCACGGCGACGGCACCGGCATGATCGTTCAATCCACCGACGTCTCGGGCGCCCTGGCGCGCAACGAGGCGCTGCGCCGCGCCGGCGCGACCAAGACGCGCGACGGCGACCACTACGCCGCATCCATTCCCATCGATCTGCTCAACGAGTGGGCGATGAAGCGCGGCACCACCTGGGAGGTGGTCGCACGCGAAGACAAGCTTCTCGACCAGTTCCTGGCTGAGAACACGAAATGCCGCATCTACGAGGGCCGCATCTGATGGAACGCTACACCAACACGATCCTCAACAAGCAGGGCAAGCCTGTCGCCGGCGCCGTCGTCACGGTCACCACCTATCCAGGCAATGAGCCGGCCACGATCTATGCTACCGACGGCGGCCAGGTCGTGAAATCCGTCACCTCGGACCTGAACGGGCGCTTCTACTTCTACGCGGCCGATGGGCACTACAACCTGAGCATCAGCGGCAGGCAGATCGACCCGTTCACGATCACGGATATCGTGCTGAACGATCCGAGCGATGATCTGTCGTTGGGCGCCCTGCAGCCTGTCAAAGATGACCTCGACGCCCTGCAACTTCCCGACTACGCCGCCCTGCGCGCGTACAAGGGGCCGCGCAAGAGCGTGTATGTAACTGGCGCGGGGATCGCTGGCATGTTCGTGCGCGATGATACGGATACGGTAAGCGCGGACAATGGCGGCACGGTTATCGTGGCGAGTGGCAAGCGGTTCAAACGCGTGTTCGAGGTGGCAACACCAAGTATGTTCAGTATCCCGCATGTCTCGTCCGGCGTGGACTACACCGCGCAGTTGCAGGCGCTGCTCGATACGCGCTGCTTCAAGTTCCCGGCAGGCTTCCAGGCGTCGTGCAGGACGCTGTACCCGCGTAGCAATTCGGTCGGCGACTTCGGTGACGCAAAACTCACGCTGATGGGAAACCAGCCAGCTGGCACGCAGGTTGTCGTGCTCGGTGACGCCAGCGGCTACAAGTGCGAAAACAGCCTGTTCTATGGCGGTGTGTTCGATGGCAACCGCACCAACAACACCGCGACCGGCAATCCTGGCACGATCTCGGGCGGCGACGGCGGCATGCATGGCATTCAGGTGCACAACGCGGAAAACGTCGTGTGGCATGGCGCCAGGGCGATCAACTGCGGCACAGATAGCGTTATCGTCTGGCAGAAAACGGCCATTGAGCCGACCGGCGCCACGAAGATCGCCAACGTGCACTTCCACAATTTCGTTTGCGATGGCAGTGGGCGCCAGGGCGTTAGCGTTATCGCGTGCGACGACATGCACTTCTACAATCTGCGCGCATCAAATACCGGCCTTGGGGCTGGCGCAAAAGCGCCAAAGTCCGGTATCGACATCGAGGGCAACAATGCCAGCGACAATGTGACGGTGTATTTCCATGGTGCGACGGTGAGCGAGGGCAATGCCAGCCGCGCCGTGATGGTGCATAACCCTGGCGCGGTCTACAACATCACGTTCGATACCCTGATCTGTCGCAATAGCTTGGCCGCCGATATGCAGGTATCGCTCTACACGGCGGCGGGCAGCGCGGTCAACAACTTCAGGGCGAACCGCATCGACATTTCCGGCAGCGTCCTGTATGCCTTCCGCGCCCTGTCATACACGGCCACGACCGAAACGCCGGTCAACAACATCATCGTCAACGAAATGAAGGGCGACAAGCCGATGGGCTTTAGCTCGCGTTCCGTGCTCAATATCGGCAGCATCGACACGACCGGCGCGACCAACTTGCCAAGCTCGGCATCGGTGGAGTTCACCGGGTCATGCAAGGGGACGGTCGGCAGGATCGACGCCTACAACACCAGCGGCGCATCAAACGGCTACTGCGCCCTGTTCAACGGCACCGGCATGATGACGATTGAGCGCCTGTACACGAACGGCGCACGCGGCATCCACATGGACGGCGGATCGAACAAGACCATCCGGGAAGTTGTGCTCGATGGCGCAATGGTGTCCTCGGGTATTCGCACGTTTAACGCGGTCAACAACAAGCTGAACGTGGTCGTCGTCGGCACCGTTGCATCGGATCGGGCCGTGCGCCTCGATGGGGCATCGAACGACAACGACATTGCGACACACTGGCCGAACGCCACGCTCGGCGCGATCTATGTCGAGGGTTCGCGCAACCGCATTTCTGTGCGCAACAACCGCGCAGTCGGTGACTCGACCGTGACCTACATCGCCGGGGCGAACGAGAACCTGCTGCATTCGTCGCACATCAAAGGTGCGACGAATGCCGGCATGATTTCAGACGCTGGAACGGGGAATCTCGTGCTCGGCTGCTTCCCGAAGACGATCAACACGCCATGACCACCGCCATTCCCTACACCGCCGCACCAGCGGCGCATTGAAAGAAACGCATGACCATCATCGCCCCTGAAGCCTTGGCCCTCCGGGGCCTGAACTACGGCCTGCTCAAGGCCATGATCGCCAAGCGCCTGGGCCGCACGAACCTGGGCGAGGTGATCCCCGACTTCGTGGTGCTCGCCGAATCGCGGCTGTACACCGGCTCGCGCGACTTCGACGGCGCCGTGCCGCCGCTGCGCCTGACCAGCATGCTGGCGACGGAATCGCAGTCGCTGGCGGCGCTCCCGGCAGGTTTTCTGTCGATGGACCGCCTGACCGTGAACGACGGCGCCGGACCGCGCACGCTGGAATACGTGACCCCGCAGCGCTTCGCCAGCCTGGCGCCAACCGGGTTCGCGCGCTACTACACGTTCCAGGACGGCGGGATCGCAGTCGAGGGTGGGCAGCCGGAAAACTTCAGCATGAGCTACTACAGGCGCTTCCCTGCCCTCACCGGCGACGCAGACACCAATTGGCTGCTGGAGAACTGTCCATCTGCCTACCTGTACGCGGCGCTGATCGAAGCGTATGCGCACCTGAAAGACGACGCCCGCATTCCGCTGGCCGCGCGCATGTACGCGAGCGCGGTCAATGGCCTGATCGACGCCGACAACGAGATGAAATTCTCCGGCTCGACGCTGGCGATCGGGAGTGCGCGATGACCCCGCTGACCGGCTTCATGCCAGATGCGGACAGCACCACCCCCGGCGCGCTCACCGACTGTACAAACCTGGTGCCTACTCTACGCGGCATGGCCGGCGCGCCAACGCCGCTCGACGTGCCCGGGCTGGCCCAGCTCCCCGACGAATGCCGGGGCGGCGCCGTGCTCCAGCGTCTGGACAAACTGGCGCGCGTGTTCGTCGGCACCCGCAACAAGATGTTCGAGTTATCCGGCACGCAGTACGTCGACCAGTCGCGCGCCGGCGGTTACGCCGGCAGCCTGGAAAACCGCTGGCGATTTGAGCAGTTCGGCAACGCCTCGCTGGCATGCAACGAGACCGAGCAAATCCAGGTATCGACCGGCATCGGCACAGCGTTTGCGGACATTCCACAGTCGCCTCGCGCGCGCATCATCGTGATTGCCTCCGGGTTCGTGTTGGCTTTCGGGCTGAACGCTACCTACGTGGGCGGCGACCGTCCGGACGCATGGGCGTGCTCTGGCCTGTACGACCACCTGACCTGGACGCCGAGCGACAGCAACCAGGCCGCGTTTGGCTACCTGCTGAACACGCCGGGCGATGTGCGGGCGGCCAAACGCCTCGGCAACGACGTGGTGGCGTACAAGGAAAACTCCCTGTACCTGGGCCGCTTCGTCGGCAAGCCTGTGATCTGGCAATGGGACCTGCTGTCGTCGAACGTCGGCGCTGTGAGCGCCGAAGCGGTAATCGATGTCGGCACCGCGCACCTGTTCATCGGCAAGGACAACCTCTGGCTGTTCGACGGCGCCCGCCCGGTGCCGATCAAGAGCGCGCCGAAGGAATGGTTCTTCGCCAACTGCGACGCGACCTACCGCTACCGGATCCGGAGCCACTTCGACCAGGCGAAAAACCTGTGCTGGTGGTTCTACCCGACGCCCGGGTCCGGCGGCGCGCTGACCAATGCGCTGGTCTACAACCTGACCATGGACCGCTGGGGCAAGGTTCAACTGCCTATCGAGACGGTGCTGCAGTACCAGGGCGCCGAGACGAACTACGACAACTGGCCGGCGGACGCTTCGCTGACCTTCGAGACCCTGCCTGACGTGCCGTTCGACTCGCCCTCGCTGGATACGAGCAGCTCGTCGATGGGCGTGGTCGGCACGGATCACCGGATCAGAACCATGAACGGGCCGTGCGGCGCCGCCAGCCTGACCACCGGCGACTTCGGCGACGACGAGCAGTTCACCACGCTGACCCGGCTAACGCCGCGCTTCACGGCGCGCCCGGCGGCATCGAGTCTGACGCACTACACGCGCGACGTCGACGGCGGCGAGCTGGAAAACCGCGGCGCCACGGCGCTGTCGGGCGCCCATTACGACCCGCTGGCCTCGGGGCGCTACCACCGCGTGCGCATCGACCTGCAGGGCGATTTTGAACTGGTCGGCTTCACGCCGGCCCTTACACCGGACGGATACGAATGAAGCTTTCCAACGACGCGCGACTGCCAAACACCGACGACGTGCGCAGCCTGAAGAAGCGACTGTACGAGCTGGTGCGCGACATCGTGGGCCTGCTGAACGGCGTGGCCGAAGGACGGATCAGCGCGTGCACGAACGCCGCGACGGCGCCGCCGGCCACCGGCACCTACACGCCGGGCGACTTCGTGCGGAACAGCGCGCCGGAGGAGCTGGGCCCGCCTGGCGCCAAGTACTTCATCGACGGCTGGACCTGCGTCGCCGCGCCGCTGACCTTCGTCCAGAAACGCAATTTCACAGGGAACTGACATGCTCCACGCAATCGAACCGCAGCGCCTGGCCGCCGAGTGGGAGCGCACGCGCGCCGGCCTGATCGAGGTGAAGAAGGCCACGCCCGACGACTGGCTGCCGGAGGACGTCTATATGTCGCTGCGCCAGGGCCACTCCACCCTGTACATCGGCACCGGCGACACGGGCGAATACCTGGGGTTCATCGTCCTGCGCCTCGTTCCGACCTTCCACAGCAAGAAGGTGGAAATCTGGTGCGCCTACTCGGCCACCTCGGCGCCGCTGATGCGCCGCTTCTTCCCGCACATCAAGGCCGTGGCGCGCAACGTCGGCGCCACCATGATCTCGTTTGCCTCGGCGCGGGATGAATGGGAGGCCGGCGCACGCCGCCTCGGATTCAAGCCGGCGCAAGTCAGCTACCACTACCCTTTATAGGAGCCACCATGGGCAGCAGCACCCCATCGAACACCACCAGCAAGACGACCACCGAGTTGCCCACCTGGGCGCAGTCGAGCGCGCAGCAGCTTCTGCGCCGCGGCGAGCAGCTGTCGCAAAAAGAGATGCCGGTCTACGACGGCCAGCGCTCGGCAGGCCTGAACGGCTACCAGACGCAGGGCATGAGCATGGTGCAGAACCGGGCCATGAACGGCTCGGCCGACATCAACGCCGGCAGCAGCACGCTGCAGCAGACCCTGAACGGTCAGTACCTGGGCCGTGACACCGGCACCAACCAGTTCATGGGCGGGCAGCCGACCGGGACGAATGCCTACATGGGCGACAACCCCTACCTGCAGGGCACCATCGACAAGGCGGCCGGCGACATCACGCGCAACTACAACGCTGCCGTGAACGGCACCGATGCCACCATGGCGCGCGCCGGCGCGTTTGGCGGGTCGGCCTGGCAGCAGTCGCAGGACGCGAACTCGCGCAACCTGGCGCAGGGCCTGCAGGACTCGGCCACCAACATGCGCATGCAGAACTACAACCAGAGCGCCGGCCTGGCCGAAAACGCCCTGGCGCGCGATCAGCAGGCTTGGCAGACGAATGCCGGCCTGGCCGATACGGGCCTGAGCCGCAATCAGGCTGCTTTCGAAGGCGAACGCGCCCGCCAGCTGGCCGCTACGCCGCTGGCCCTGCAATACGGCAACCAGGCCTATACCGACGCAGCGCAGCTGCAGGGCGCGGGCGAAATCCAGTACGGCGCCGACCAGCAGCAGCTGACCGACCAGATGGACTACTTCAACGAGAAGGCGCAGTCCCCGTACAAGCAGCTCGACGTGTTGGGCAACTCGATCCGCGCGGCGGTGGGCGGCGGCTCGACCGTCAGCCAATCGGCGCCGGGCGCAAATCCATGGGCGCAGGCCGCAGGCGGCGCTGCCGCGCTGTACGGCATGCTCGGTTAATTCAAGGAGAAACACATGTCAGGATTTGAAACTGCCGCAGCCCTCGGCTCGGCAGCAGCAGGCGGCGGCGCGGCGGCCGGTGGCGCAGCAGCAGGTGGAGCGGCAGCCGGCGGCGCTGCCGCAGCGGGAGCTGGCGCGGCCGGTGCTGGTGCCGCTGGCGCCGGTGCAGCGGGCGCCGGTCTTGGCGCAAGCACTCTCGGTGCTGGCGCCGCAGCAGGTGCAGGTGCTGGCGCGGCCGGCGCAGGGTTGCTCGGTGCGGGCGCGGGCGGGGCTGCCGCCGCCGGCACCGGCGCAGCAGCGGCCGACGCCGCGCTGGCGGCATACGGCGCTGGCGCAGCGCAGGGCCTGGGCGGCGGCATGCTGGGCGCGGGTGGTGCCGCAGCGCCGGGGGCGATGACCTTCGTTACCCCGGCGGTCACCGAGGGCGGCATGCTGGCCGGTGCTGGCGGCGGCGCCGCCGGTGGCGCAGGTGCGGGCATGCTGGGCGGCGAATCGGCCACGGCGGGTATGTCGTCGCTCGACGCGATCGCGGCCAGCCAGCCGGGCTACGTGGCGAACGGCGCGGGTCTGGATGCCGTCTCGGCCAGCCTGCCGGGCTACACGCCCGACGGCTCCGCGCTGGCCGGCCTCAAGGCGGGTTCGTCCTTCGGCAGCGCCGCCAAGGGCGCCGCGAACTACGGCCGCATGAACCAGGCCATGGGCGGCAACCAGCAGCAGCGCCCGGCGCCGCAGGCCCAGCCGCTGTTCCAGGGCGAGCAGCCGTCGATTGCCGGCGGCATGGCCGCATCCGGCTCGAACAACAACGCCGTGCTGGCGGCAATCGCACGTCGCCGCGCACGCGGCATTTAACAGGAGAACGGAATGTTCGACAACTTCCAGGGAATGCTGGCCTTGCCGGAAGACCCGAACAAGAACGCGGCCGCGCGCCAGGGCCTGCTGGCCTTCGGCGCCTCGCTGCTGGGCGGCCAGGGCGATTTCGGCGGCATCCTGGGCAACGGCCTCATGGCCGGCTCGCAGACCTACAACGGCGCGCTGGCACAGCAGCAGCAGGCGGCGCTGCGACAAGCGCAGATGCAGCAGATCGAGGTCGAGAACAAGCAGCGGCAGGCGGCCATCGACAGGCCGCGCTTGATTGCCGAGGCTTTGAGAGGGCCTGCACAAGCCCCGCAACAGCAGCAAGCGCCCGCCCCGGTACAGCAGGAATTTGGCGGTCCACGGCGAGGTATTCCATCGTTCGATTCAAACTTGGACGGATACACTTCGCGCTCGCTTGCGGACCTGCGAAGAATCGGTGAGCCGCCGCGTGCAGCTAGCGCCCCGTCGGCGGTGGAGTCACCCAATGTCTCGCCAACGGTCAACGCACCACCCGACGATTACGCGACACTCATGAGGCAAAGCGCGAATCTGGCGGCAGCAGGCCTCTGGGAGGAAGCCAAGCAGGCTCACGATATGGCCAAGGCCTCTCGACCAGAGGTCCGTGAAGTCGTCGAAATGCAGTTGGGGGGCAAGCGCGTGATGGTCCAGCTCTTCAAAGATGGGCGTCCGCCTCAGCTGCTGGATGGATACTCGCCCAAAGCCGAAAAGCTTCACTTTGCCGATACCGGCGGGGCAACTGTCGGCCTTGACTCGTTCACTGGCAACACTGTCAGCACAGTCGCTAATTCGGTGTCGCCGGGCGAAAAACTGGCATCGGAGACCTCGCGCCGGGGGCAGGACCTCCAAGACCGGCGCTCCCGCGAGGCGAACCAGATCAACAAGCAGGGCCAGCGAAGCCAAGTCATCAACGATCCGACCCAAGGGCCAATCGTTGTCGATAAGGCGACGGGGGAGGCGCGTCAAGTTACTTTGAATGGCCAGGCCGTGCCAGGCGAGGCGGTAGCGAAACGTGAAGCATCGGCCAAGACGCTGCTCCCACTGATCGGACAAGCCAGGAAACTGATCGGTGGCGCAACCGGCTCATACCTTGGTGCCGCCGCAGATGAGGGCGCGCGCCTTTTTGGTGTCGCCACCAATGGCGCGCAAAACATCGCTCAGCTGAAGGTCTTGGAAGGCAACTTCATGATGGCGCAGCCACGCATGGAGGGGCCACAATCGAACATGGACGTTGCCCTGTACCGCCAAATGGCAGCGCAGATTGGCGACCCCACCGTCCCGATTCCGACCAAGATGGCCGCGTTGAATACGCTTGAATCGCTCTACGCGAAGTACGCCCCAGAAACGCAGTCCCCGGCAGGGAGCGGAAAACCACAGATCAAGCCTGTGAAGCAGATTCTGCGAGAGCAGAAGTCCGGCATCCCGGCCGGCTGGACCGTCAAGGAGAAATGATGCCCGACTTCGAATTTACCTCGCCCGATGGAAAGACCTACACGGTTACCGGCCCGGCGGGCGCGACCAAGGAGCAGGCATTCCAGATGCTCCAGGCGCAGCTCGGCGCCAAGCCAGCGGCCAAGCCGTTCGGCCAGCAGCTGAACGACTCGATCCGCGACATGCCGCGCCAGGTGGGCCTGACCGCCCGCTACGGCCTCGAAGGCGTGGGCGATGGCCTGGACTTCCTGGCCTCGCCGATCCGTGGCGCCATGAACGCCGTGCTGCCGACGAAGAAGCCGTCGATCACCGACCTGGTGAGCATGCAGGACGCCCGCCCGCGCCCAGCAATCGAAGGCCGCTCGGGCAAGGTGCTGGCCGACGCGCTGGGCCTGCCGGAGCCTGCCACTGCGAATGAGCGGGTCGTTGGCGATGCGGCGCGCACCCTCGCCGGTGTCGCGCTGCCGCTCGGCGCGGCTGGCGGTGTCGCGCGCGGTTCCACTGGCGTGACCAAGGCAGTAGCGCAGCAGATGGCAGCCAAGCCGGTGCAGCAGCTGGCCTCGGGCGCGGCGGCCGGCGCCGCTGGCGGCTACACGCGCGAGACTGGCGGCGATGCAGGTTCGCAGTTTGCCGCCTCCCTCGCTGCTGGCGTGGCCTCGCCGTTCGCCATGGCCGGCGCCCAGCGCGCAACCGGTTCGCTGGCGCGCCTCCTGCGCCCTGCCGTGCCATCGGCGCAGCAGACCCAGCAGATCAACATCACCATCAACAACGCCCTCCAGCAGTCGGGCCTGGCGCTCGATCAGCTGCCAGCGCAGGTGGCGCAGAGCATCCGCGATGACGTCGCCGCTGCCTTCCGCACGAGCGACCAGGTGTCGCCCGATGCTATCCGGCGCCTGGCTGACTACCGCATGACCGGCCTGACGCCGACGGCCGGCGGCCTGACGCTCGACCCGGGCGTGGTGACGCGCCAGAAGAACCTGGCCAAGGTGGGCACCAACAGCAAGGACCAGACCGCGCAGTTCCTGGGCCAGACCGAGAACCGGAACAACAAGCTGCTGACCGGGCAGCTGAACAATCTGGGCGCCGATACTGCAGACGATGCCTATGCTGGCGCGCAGCGCATTATTGGCGCGGTGGAGCGGCGCGATGAGCGCGCGCGCGATGTACTTGGCCGGCTGTACGACCGTGCGCGCGACAGCCAGGGCCGCAGCGCCGCGCTCGACCACGTGACGTTCACCAACCGCGCCGCCGATTTGCTGCACGATGCGAACGTCGAATCGTTCTTGACGCCGGATATTCGCAACAAGCTGAACGACTTCGCCGGCGGCCAGACCCCGCTGACGGTCGAGATCGCCGAGCAGTTCAAGACCAACATCGGCCGCCTGCAGCGTAGCAGCACGGACGGCAACGTGCGGTATGCCCTGGGCGCTGTGCGCCAGGCGCTGGACGAGGCGCCGCTCCTGGGCCAAGGCGCTGCGCCGCAAGCTGGCGCCGGCGCGCTGGTGACCATGAACGGCCAGCAGAACTTGGGCCAGAAGGCAATCGACGCCTTCAACAAGGCGCGCCGCGTGAACCGCACCTATATGGGGATCGTCGAGCGCACGCCGGCCCTGCAGGCGGTGCGCGACGGCGTCGAGCCGGACAAGTTCGTGCAGCAGTTCATCGTCGGCGCCGGCAAGGATTCGACCTTCTCGGCGGTGGCGCAGCTGAAGCACGCGATCAAGGCGAACCCGGTGGCAATGCAGTCGGTACGCGAGCAGATCGCAGCGCACCTGAAAAGCCGGGCCCTGAATGGCGCCGACGACGAGCTGGGCCGGTTCGGCCAGACGGGCTACAACAAGGCGCTAAATGCCATCGGCGACCGCAAGCTGCGCCTGTTCTTCTCACAGCAGGAAATCGACCAGATGAAGGCTGTCGGGCGCGTGGCCGGCTACGAGCAGTTCCAGCCGGTGGGCAGCGCGGTGAACAATTCGAACACCGCAGCGGCCGGCGCCGCCATCGTCGACCGCTTCCTGAGCCAGTCGGTGCTGTCGAAAATCCCGTTCGGCCAAGCCGCCATCGGCGATCCGCTGCAGAACATCACGGTAGGCCTGCAGTCCGGGCGCGCGCTCGACGTGCCGCGCAACCTGGCGCTACCGCAGGTGCCGGCGCGTCAGCCGGCCGGAATGCTCGTCTCGCCTGCCGTGGTGATGGGCATGCTGGCGACGACGCCGGAAGAAGAAGAGGAAAAGCGCCGCGGCTTACTTTCGCCGTGACGCCAACCAGGCATTGATTACGAAGGCGACTGCTGCGCCGAGACCGATCGGATCGATAGACATTTCATCCCCTGAAGCCCGCCCCGTGCGGGCTTTTTTATTACCTGGAGCATAACATAATGCCTGTACCAACCAGCATTGCCGATCTGAGCAAAAATCCGGCGGATAACAGCCCGGCCGGCACGGAATCGGCCAGAGGCACCATTGACGATTACTTCCGTGCCGCGTTTGCTTTCATCCGGCAGTTGTCGGACGTGGCCGGCGGCCCGACCGTTGCACTGTCATCGGCGGCGGTGGTCAACATCGGCTTCGCCGCCTCGGTCAATATCCTGATCACCGGGACGAACCCGATTGCTGCCTTTGACAACGTTGCAGAGGGCACGCTGCGCTGGGTTACGTTCAACGGCGCCCTGACGATGGTGCACAGCGCCGCGCTGCAGCTTCCTGGCGCAAGCAATATCACGACCGTTTCTGGCGACGCGGCACTCTTCAAGAGCCTGGGTAACGGAAACTGGAAGTGTTTGAGCCTGATGCGCGGCTCTGTTCGCTACCCTGAATCGGGCTTGCTGCTGTCGGATGCGACCACGATTTCCATCGCTCAGGGCGGTACGGCGTCCATCAATGCCGCAGGCGCCCGCGCGAATCTCGGCGTGCCAGCGGCGAGTGATGTGGTGCTGAGAAATCAAACTAATTCGAGCATTGGTACACGCTTGGTGTCTGGCGCGCCCCCGAGTATTGCGACGATGAATGGCAGCAGCGGAAATGAAGACAAGGTTCCGCTGATCATCGGGAACGATGGCAATCAATTTGCCAGCGCGGTGATCCAGTTCCTGCGCGGCGGCCAGTACGCGGCCTTTCTCGGCCTGGACACCGACAACAAGTTCAAGGTTGGCGGCTACTCGCTGGGACCCAATGCATACGAGATTTACCATCAGGGCAACTTCAACCCTGGGAACTATGCGGCGCTGTCAGGCGCCGCGTTCACCGGCAACATCTCTGCTTCGGTGGTCACCGAGACCTCGGACGGCCGGCTCAAGAAGCTGTGGCGCCGCCTCGCGCCCGACCTGCTGCAGAACGTCGCCGCGCTTCGGAAGGTGGGCACGTTCGTGTGGCGTAAGGGTGGCGCCATGGGCATGGGCGGCTCGGCGCAGGAGATCGAGAAGTTCATGCCTTGGGCAGTCGTCACCGACGAAAACGGCTTCAAATCCGTGCGGTACGGCGCTGCGGCCTTCGTGATCGTGGTCGAGTTGACGCGCGCATTCCTCGCGCACGTTGCCAAGACCGAGAGGCGCCTGGCGAAGCTGGAGGGGAAATGACCCTGCCCACCTCTGGCCCGATCTCGATTGGCATGGTGGCCGCTGAGCTGGGCATTTCCCTACCGCTGTCCCTCGGTGATCCGCGCGTGCGTGCCCTGGCCGGCAAGCCCTCCGGACCGATCAGCCTTGGCGACCTGCGCGGCAAGAGCGCCATTCCGCCCTTCTCGCTTACCGCGAATGACGCCGCAGAATCAGCCGACACGCGCTTCAGCGATGGCACGGCCAGCTGCGCGCCAGGCGTCACCCGCGTGGGCGGCACCGGCACGGTCTCCTACTCCTGGGTGGTGCTGAGCAACACGAACAACGCGACCGTCACGCTCGGCAACAGCTCATCGGTGACCATCAGCAAGAACTACCGGAAAAACGAAAACGGGTTCGCTCAGGTGCAGTTGCGCTGTACCGGCACCGACCAGGCCGGCCAGCAGAGCACCGTCGATGTTACGGGCTCGCTGGAATGGAACGGCATCCGGTAGTACCCAGCAGCACCCACGCAGCCGCCTTCGGGCGGTTTTTTTATGGCCGCTCGGCCACCTCCTGAAAGAACCCATGATCGAAAAACCACCGCACCAACCCGGCGCCGTCGGCGACCTGGCCAGCATCATCAGCTGGTCGTGGATCGTCGCGCTGTCACTCCTGGGCGGCCTGGCCGCCTTTGTCCGCAAGATGCGCGCCAACCACGTGCGCGTCTGGAACTTCACCGAACTGATCGGCGAGATCGTGATTTCGGGCTTGGCCGGCCTGGTGATCGCGCACCTCTGCCAGTGGCGCGAGTTCCCTATGTCGCTGACCTACGCTCTGACCGGCATCGGCGCCCACATGGGCAGCCGCGCGCTGTTCAAGCTTGAAGCGATCCTCGACTCCAAATTCCCAGCATCGAAAGGAGACGACAATGCCGCCTAGCGCCTTCATCGCCATGCTGCTGCCGGCCGCCCAGGCGCTTCAGCGCGCCCACGGCATCCCCACCAGTCTCACCCTGGCCCAAGCCGCGCTAGAAACCGGCTGGGGCGAGCATGCGCCCGGCAACAACCTGTTCGGCATCAAAGCCGACGCTGCCTGGAAGGGCAAGGCGGTCGACGTGACCACGCATGAGGTTCTCGGCGGCAAGCGCGTCAAGATGGTTTGCAAGTTCCGCTCATACCCCACGCTCGCCGACAGCATCGCCGACCGAGCCGACTTCTTCCTGAAGAACCCGCGCTACAGGAACTGCTTCAAGCACCGGGGCGGCGAGGCCTGGGCGCACGCCGTGGCCGAGGCCGGCTATGCCACGGACCCGAGCTACGCCAAGAGCCTGATCGCCGTCATGCGCGGCCGGAACATGGCGCAGTACGACATCCTGCCGGCGGTGAAGCCATGAGCCGCGTCGAGCGCATCCTGGCGGGCCTGATCCTGCTGGCCGGCCTGCTGGTGGTGGGCGCGATCGGAGTGCGCTGGTACGGCGCTGCGCAGTTCCAGGCCGGGCACGACGCCGCGGTTGCTGAGCGCAAGGCAGCCGACGACGACGCCGTCCTGGCGCGAACAGAAGAAAACGCCGCACTGGCCCAGCACCAGGGCGAAACCAACCTGAAGATCACCGAGGTCAAACATGAAGAAATTGCTCCTGTGCGCGAGCGTATTGTTGTTGAGCGCGTGCGCGTCGGCGCCGCAATCTGTGGACCTGCCGCCCCCGCCGAAGCCGAAAGCGCCGCCGGCAGCGACAGCGCCGATCCACCCGGCCGGCTGGTTCGATCGGACGTTGAACGAGATCTTGTCGCGCTGAAGCTGGCCGTCGAGGAAGACCTGGCCACCGGCCGCGCGTGCCAGGCGTTCCTGCGCGAGAATGGGATGGTGCCGTGATGGACTTCCACCTTGCCACCCCGCAAGGCGACGTCCACCTGTTCAGCAGCGAGGATGGGCGCACCGTGCAGGTGCCGGCAGACCATATTGCCGACGTCGGGGAAATGGTTCCTCCAATCCCGCAAACCCTTACAGAAATACCTTTGTAAGTAATTGATTATAAAAGGGTGAAAAGGTCGAAAATGGTGGGTATCAAAGCCCTCGATTTTCGACCCTATGCCGTTGATTTACCTCTGAAAACAGGTGTAACGCGGGGCGTATCACTTGTAAGCACATGCATCAAATCGTCCTTCCCGTCCAGGCGAGCGCTATAGTGAATCATCCGCTTTGGATTTGGAGAACGAACATGAAACGCCTCACTCTCGCTGCCCTG